GTATTTAATCAAACCAGTAGCAGGAGAAGGCACAGCAGTCGTAGAGAACCTCAAGGGGGTTTAGTTCATTGATGGGGGTAAGAGAGGTATAAAATGGTTCTGTATCTTATAGGGTGTGGCATCCTTAGAAGCGAAATTGCTAAAATAGCTTCCACCATCCCCACCAGTGAATTACCACACCCTAACCAAGGCTTATCAATTTAATAATAAAAGATATGAAATATAGAAAAAAACCAGTGATAGTAGAAGCAATATTAGTTCAACCACAATATAAAAATCTTGATGAGATTATTGATTTCGTTGGAGATAGTTTACACCCTATTGAAAGACGACCAGACTATGTTTTGAAAATAAAGACGCTAGAGGGCGACCACAATGTAAGTTATGGCGATTTTATTATAAAAGGAATTAAAGGCGAATTTTATCCCTGCAAGCCAGATATATTTGAAGCTACTTATGAGAAAGTAGAGGATTAACCAAGGCAATATTATGGAAAAAGAAAAAAAACAAATAATTAAAATATTAGGAATAAATGAAAATGCAGAATGGGCTGATATTTTTGCAGAGATAGGAAAGTTGCAAGAAAGAGCACAGAAAATACCGCCAATGTATATACCACCGTACAAAGAACCAGATAATCCCTTAAACACTAATCCAAACTTGCACTATCATGGCACACTTCCCTGTTATAATAACCCTTGTGTCTGGTGCTAACCCAACACTTACAAGAATAATTAGAAAGAGATATGGAACAATTAAAATGGTATCAAAAAATAATATATTGGTTAGTTGAATTAAGTTTTCGCTATAACTGCGAAAAAGGTCGCCACAAATGGGGATATACATTATCTGAAAGCGGGGTTGTTTATTTAGATGATGAAAAAGTACCAAAAGAATTATGGCATTGTTTAGATTGTGAAATTAAGAAATACACCCCAAACAAAGAATTATAACAACTAATAAAATCATTTATGGAGAAAGAAAAAATTACAATAGAATATTTTCCACTTAATGAACCACAACAGGAAACATTAAGAAGGATAAAGAAATTAGCAAAAACATCTCATTTTATAGATATTAGATTTAGAGATAATGGAGAATATAAAATAGAGCAAGCAGATTTTTTACGGGAAATACTAAAACAAATAATCTAACCCCTATGGAAATAAAAGAAATACGAAGTAAAGTATTAGATGACCATATTTGTAGATTTAATGATGGTGAACAGCTTTGTTATTGCTTCACTAAAGGTTTTGACGCTGGTTTCCACACACTACTACAAAGTGAGATTGAGAGGCTTGAAACGGAAAAAATAGGGCAGAATGTTATCATAAATAAAATTGCAAGAGCTAAATATAAAGAAGCTAATCACGACAATGGCTACAACCAAGCCCTCACAGACACCATCACCCATTATAAGAAGTTACAGGAGAGTATAAATAAAGAAATATGAAAAAATACGAATATAAATGGTTAAGTACCAATTCCATAGAAGAATTGAATAAGCATGCTCAAAATGGTTGGCGTGTTATATCTACAAGTTACTCTGCTGGTGGGAATATATTGTCAATTTTTTTAGAAAGAGAAAAGGACTTGTGCAAGTAAGAGTTAAATAAATAAGGCTTGACGTAGGTAAACAATTAAAGGTATAATGGGAAGAATGTTACACCTCATATTCAGTGTACTAAAACTATCTCCTCTAAGACCAGACTGGTGGTACGCAAATATAATAGATAATAAGAATTATCCCCACCCTCACATTGAAAAAAAACAGTATAGTGATAAAATATTAAGAATAAGACAAAAAAATCTTAACCAAGACAAATGGCAGATATCAAGCAAAAAATAAGAAAAGATATATTAGAAGCATCATTCTCTGCAGGTGCTTGTCATATCGGCAGTTCGTTAAGCTGTGTAGATATAATGGTAGATTTATTTTACAAGACATTACAAAAAGATGATGTCTTTTTATTTGGTAAAGCTAGTGGTGTAGCCACATATTACTCAATACTAGCTGACAAAGGTATATTTCCAAAAGAGAAACTCCCCTATTATCTTAAAAACTATCCATTACCGAGTGTAGAAGTACCAAGTGTAGTACATAGCTTTGGAAGTTTAGGACATGGACTTTCAGTAGCTTGTGGTATGGCTTTAGGAGACAGGAAAAGAAAAGTATATATATTACTTTCAGATGGAGAGTGTCAGGAGGGTTCAACATACGAGGCAGTCCTATTCGCAAAACAACATAAGCTTAAAAATTTGTATGTAATTATTGATAATAATTCTTTACAAGCTCTCGGAAAGACAGATGATATTTTAAAAGTAGACTTTAGTTTCTTCAAAAGAAATTTACCAAATTGTAGAGTTGTAAAAACAATTAAAGGTAAAGGGGTAGATTTTATGAAAGGGTACGAATGGCACTATGAGAATTTATCAGAAGAACTGTTGGATAAAGCACTTAAACAAATATAGTATGGATTTAAGACAACCATTTTTTGATGAGATATTAAAGATTGCAAAAAAAGATAAAGATATCTTAGTGCTTATATGTGATTTGGGGTATTCATTTTATGAAAAATTTGAGAAAGAATTACCTAATCAAATTATTAATATGGGTATAGCTGAACAAAATGCAATTGGTGTAGCAGCAGGTTTAGCTAGAGCAGGGAAGAAACCATATGTATATTCAGGTTCAATCTTTCTCTCATCAAGGGCTAATGAGTTTATAAGAGATGATGTGGCTTATGCAAATCTAAATGTTAAGTTGATAGGTACTGGAGCATCAGGCTTTTTAGGCTTCACACATAACTGGATGGGCAAAGAGAATGATTTAGACCTAATTAAGAACATGCCGAACATAACACATTGTAACCCGACAAAGAGAGAGACATTAAAAAAAGCATTATTAAGTAATAAACCATTATATATAAGAATATGAGTATAAAATTTTTTGACCCCGCAAAACAATATTTAAAGTACAAAGACGAAATAGATGAAGCTATGCAAGATGTTCTCTTGAGAGGAGATTTAATATTAAGAAAAGATGTAGAAGAGTTTGAGGAAAATCTAGCTAAGTTTGTAGGTACAAAATACGCAACTGCTCTCAACTCGGGAACAGACGCCCTCTTCTTAACTTTAAAGATGTTAGGAGTTAAAGAGGGAGACAATGTGATTACCTGCGGACACACTTTTCACGCTACAGTAGAAGCTATACATAACTGTGGAGCTACACCAGTATTAGTAAATGTAGGAGAAGATGGAATGATGAATGTAGACGAAGTCTTAGAAAAGATAAACCCATTTACCAAAGCGATAATTCCAGTACATCTTATGGGTGACATGTGCGATATGAAAGCCCTAACAGAAGGAACTGACTTGCCTATCATTGAAGATGCTTGTCAGGCTCTTGGTGCTGAAAGAGATGGAAAGAAAGCAGGAGCTTGGGGTTGGGCTGGTTGTTTCTCATTCTACCCTGCTAAGATATTAGGTTGCTTTGGAGATGGTGGAGCTATCACAACAAATGACAAAGAATTAGCTGATGAGATGAAAGATTTAAGAAATCACTATAAATATAACCCTGGCAAGTGGGGATATAATTCACGTTTAGATAACTTACACGCCGCAGTTCTTAATGTGAAGATTAAATACTTACCAAAAATGTTGGCGAGGAGGCAAGAGATAGCAGATTTATATGATTACAATTTAAGTCATATTAAGGAGATTACATTACCAGTAATGAGAAAAGGTAGAGTATATCAGGATTATATTATAAGAATAGAACATAGAGATTGGTTGGAGAATTTCTTGGAAGGAAGCGATATAGAGACAATGAAAAACGACTATCACTTCCCTGCTGATTGTCCTAAACCGTTAAAAACTGTAGAACTAGAGCAACAGACATTAAGACTTCCTTGTAATGATGTAATAACAGACGAAGAAGTACATAAAGTAATTGAGGCAATACATGAATACTATAGTTGATAAAAGAATATTAATTTCGGGGGGTGCAGGTTCAATTGGTAGTGAGCTTGTAAGACAGCTTGCCATTGATAATAAGATTTTTATCTTGGACATAAATGAAAATAATACCTTTCTTTTAAGGGAAGAGATGAGAGAAAAAGGATATTGGGTACATTCAAGAACTGGAGATATTAAATGCAAGAGTACCGTGTTTGATGTGTTTAGTGACTTTAAACCAGAGATAGTATTTCATTGTGCAGCACTTAAACATGTAACACCAAACGAGGAATATCCTAGAGAAGCGGTAGAGACTAACATACTAGGAACTTTAAACTTAATTGAAGAAGCAAAGAAGTGGGAATGTTTAGAGAAGTTTGTATTTATCTCAACAGATAAGGTCGTTAATGCAAACTGTAATATGGGAATTACAAAGCTGTGTGCAGAGGGGTTAGTGAAAGGTGCAGGAGAGAAATTTGTCGCAGTAAGGTTTGGTAATGTAATGAACAGTCAAGGTAGTGTATTGAAGATATGGGAACGACAAGTAAGGAATAAAGAACCTATCACGATTACAGATAAGAGAATGGAGCGATATATGATGACAATACCAGAAGCATGTCACTTAGTAATAGAAGCAGGACTTAAAGGAAAGAATGGGGAAACTTGGATACTAAATATGGGAGAGCTAAAGAAGATAATAGATTTAAAAGAAGAGCTGTACCCTGATTATCCAATTAAAGAAGTAGGAATAAGAACAGGGGAAACATTAGACGAAAAACTAATGACACAAGATGAAGAGAGGATTGCGATTATTAAAGATAAATTTTATATAATATGACATCACTGACAATAGGAGAGGGAGAAATAGGAAAATCTTTACACCAAGTCTTAATGCAAAGACATAATGCTTTTATAAGAGATAAGGAGGATTTAGAATTAAAAGGAGTAGAAGTATTAAATATTTGCTATCCATATTCAAAGGATTTTGTAAAAATAACAAAGAAATATATCAAGCAATATAAACCTAAAGTAACTATCATTCATAGTACAGTTAAAGCAGGCACGACAAGTAAATGTGGAGATATGGTGGTACATAGCCCAGTACACGGTAAACACCCAGACTTAACAGGAGGTATCAAGACGTTCACTAAGTACGTAGGTGGAGATAATACTTATGCAGTTTATATAGCAGATAAGTTCTTAAAAGAAGCGGGGATTAAAACTAAAATAGTTGCCAATGCTAAAACTTCAGAACTTTCTAAAGTTCTTTGCACTTCATATTATGGTTGGAATATTTTATTTATGAAGGAAGTAGCTAAGATATGTAAGAAAGAAGGTGTGCCATTCCATGAAGTATATACAGATTGGAACTGGTTATATAATGTAGGCTATGGAAAATTAGATATGCCACAGTTTGTAAGACCAGTACTTGACCCAATACAAGGTAAGATAGGAGGTCATTGTGTTGTAAATAACTGTGACTTATTAGATAGCTTTATTACTAGAACAATTAAAGAAAAGAATAATGAAATCTAAATTTGCAATAATTGGTTCAGAGGGTTTTATAGCACCCCGACATAAACAAGCAATAGAAAAGCTAGGAGCTGAAGTATTTTTAAGTTGTGACAAAGAAAGGGATTGGGTTGAGATGTTTAACCATCCAGATTTTGATGAAGTAACACATGTTTCTATTTGTACTCCTAATTATCTACATTCAGTCATAACTCGTGAAGCTCTGCTTAAAGGAAAGAAAGTCTTATGTGAAAAGCCTTTGAGTATAAACGGAACTGAAGGATTAGATGGGGTTAAGACTGTGCTTCAATTAAGATATCATCCAGAACTTCAGAAGATAAACAAACCTAAGGAATTACAAGTAACCGCTAAGATGTTTAGAGATGATAAGTATTGGAAGTCTTGGAAAGGTAATGAAGTAATGTCAGGTGGGATATTATATAATCTTGGTGTTCATTATGTTGACCTCGCTATCTTCTTACTTGGAGACTCTTGGGAGATTATAGATGTATATAAGACAGATAAGAAAGTAACTGCAACAGTAAGATTTGGAGAAAGTTTAGCTAACTTTCATATAGAAGTAGTAAATAATAGAGATGAGCAAGGTCGTAAGCTCATAGCTGATGGAAAAGAAATAACATTATCAAATCAAGACAATCTCTCTTATGAAGATTTACATACTGAGGTATACAAAGAGTTCCTAGCTGGTCGAGGTATAGGAATAGATGAATCAGAGAAAAGTCTTAAACTAATAAGTGCAATATGTCAATACAAAAAGTAGAAGAAGAAATAGAAAAAGCAGTATCCAAAATCAGTATTGATGATTGGAGGGAGATATTTGAGAAACAAGGTCTAGGATATTTAATTAGTAGTGTGCCTTCAAATAAAGATGTTTTAATATTTAGACAAGGAGACAGATATGCTCACTACAGTTTCAAGACATTATTAAACGTGAATAAGCCTAATGAACCGATATGTGTTCAAAAGATTAAATAATATGCAAACACAATGTAAACGCTGTGTAATGGACGGAAGTGCAACTGAGATAGTCTTTACAGACACAGGTTGTAACTTCTGTGACACAGCAGTAAAACAAGAGAAGATAAGATTGAGTGAGATTAAGAATCACAGGAAAGTTATAGATGCTATTAAAAAAGCAGGTAAGGGTAAGAAGTATGACTGTCTTCTTGGTCTTTCTGGGGGTGTAGATAGCTCCACTTGTCTTATGAAGTTAGTAGAGAATGGGATAAGACCTCTATGTTTCTCACTAGACAACGGCTGGAATGACCCTAAAGCAGATGCAAATGTAGAGAGATTAGTAAAGAAAGCAGGAGTAACACATATCAATCATAAAATAGACTTAGAGAAGTTCAAAGAATTACAGACAGCTTTCTTAAGAGGAGGTATAAAGAATGTAGAAGCAACAACAGACCATATACTCTTTGCCCTTACATATAAAATGATAGTAGATAACAAACTCAAGTATGTAATATCAGGTGGTAATCAGGCAACTGAAAGTATAATGCCAGCTTCTTGGGGTGAAGATGCAAGAGATTTATACTGGATTAAAAGTGTATATAAGGCTATAATAGGTAGGAAACTAACAGGATTACCAACTATCTCACTACTCAGAGAGCAATACTATCGCCTCTTTAAAAAGTTTAAGACTATCAACTTACTTGACTACTACACTTATGACAGAGAAGAAGCTATTAAGAAACTTCAAGAGTGGTGTGGATATGAACCTTATGGGGAAAAACATTGTGAAAGTGTATGGACTCACTGGTTTCAGAACTATTATTTGTTTGAGAAGTGGGGAATTGACAAAAGAAAAGCACATCTCTCTTCTCTTATAATGTCAGGACAGATGACAAGAGATGAAGCGTTACATGAAATAAGTAAATGTCCTGTGTACCCAGAGCTAGGGATAGAGCAGAAAGTAATGAGATATCCTAAAAGGTCGTATGATGACTATCCTAATTCAAGGAAAGTTAGAAGATTAGTAAGTAAATTATATCGTTATGCAAAATTATTGGTTTCATAGAATCGCCCCGTCATTAGGAGAGTTGGAAGGAACTCCTGATGATGTATGGGGAACTGAAGATTATTATTTACTAGATGGGAGTATTGAAGATATTGAAGCTCCAACAGTATTCTTTGGTCTTTATGGACTCAATGACTTCTACACCCTATGGCGACACAAAGGATATAAAGCTATTCTCTGGGCTGGTTCAGATATCCGCCACTTCCAAAATGGTTACTTCCTAGATGACGCAGGTAATATAAGAATAGACTCAACACCACTAGCACAATGGATAGACAAGAACTGTGATAACTGGGTAGAGAATGAGGTTGAGTATCAAGCATTATTAGAGATGGGAATAACAGCTAAGGTATGTCCGTCTTTTATGGGTAATGTAGATGATTATAAAATAGAATATAAACCATCAGAAAGACCTCAAGTATATCTAAGTGTTAGTGGAGATAACTTTCAACTTTATGGCTGGGATATTGTAGAACAGATAGCAGACCAGTGCCAAATAGACTTTCATTTATACGGCAACACAGTAGAATGGAAAACTAAACACTCAAATGTATTTGTGCATGGTCGAGTACCCAAAGAGCAAATGAATGAAGAGATAAAGAAAATGCAGTCAGGTCTTAGGTTGTGTGCCTTTGATGGTTTCTCTGAGGTATTAGCCAAGAGTGTACTATGGGGTCAATATCCTATAACCTTTGAGAGTTTCAAATATAAACACATAGATGGCTTTAGAAACCTTAAGCACTTGGTGCAGATACTAAACAGGTTAAGACTTAAGACAAAACCAAATGAATTAGGGAGGACTTATTACTTAAATACTTTAAATAAATACTTATGGAATCAGAAAAAGTAAATCATTTTATGTACTGTCCTTTCACAGGATTGGGACTATATAACGGACATAGAGGTAAGAGATGGCTCAAGAATAGGATTAAGATATTCAAGCAGTTTGTCTCCCCTTCCCTACTGGCACAGACCAATAAAGACTTCATTCTGTGGATTTCGTGGCGTCATAGCGATAGGGGAGAGGGGATTATTGACGAGTTTAAGCGGTATTTAGACGAAAGGTTTGAAAAGGTCGTATTTACTTATTCTGGTGTCTGTTTCTGGGATGATAAGTATTCTGACGAGATAGCAAGAGAAAGACTGATAGATGCTATACATGGTTCTATGGGTGATTTACTTAATGTGATGAATGATAGCGATACAGTGCTTATGACGATACAGCCTAGTGACGATTGTTACAACACAAGTGCAGTAGCTAGAATACAGGAGGCATTGAAAGATGATACTGTTCAATTTGTAGGATATAAGAGTGGTTATGTAATGGATTATAAAACTGGTGAGATTAGAGAATGGAATCCAACAACAACTCCCCCATTCTATACAATTAAGTTTACTAAGGAGACATTTGGTATGCACCACCCACTTAAACACTTAGAATACACAGGACCATACAAATCACACGAGTATGTCAAAGATTATCTTAATGGACAGTATTTTCTAGAAAGAGGTTTTATAGTCGGAACTCACGGGGAGAATATCTCAACCATATTTAAACATCCATTCACAGGTGAGAAAGTTGGAGAGGGGACAAAACATTTCTTTGGATTAGAGGATACTGGACTATTGAAACTTAACACAAGTATTCGCAAGACAGTAATGAGAAAACTTCCCCACAACTGGCAGAAGAAACTACGTTATTTATTAGGGGAACGCTTTTATGCAAAACTATATGATTTCATTCGTTCGTAATTGGTTTAAGACCACAAAAAAGCATACACAGTATTGGCAGAACAGGATTATGGATTGGGATAAAGACTATCTTAGCTCTTGGAATCATCCTCACAGGCAATTCTTATCTATCTTGCTCACTCGTTTCCCTTGGATGTCACTACTAGAGGTCGGTTGTGCTAGTGGTCCTAACTTATTAAACATAGTTAAGAACTTTCAAGGTAAGCAGGTAGGTGGTATAGATATAAGTGAAGATGCAATAGATTTAGCTAAGAAGACATTTCAGGGTGCATTTTTAAAGGTCGGCTCGGTAGAAGATATTATGATGTCAGACAATTCAACTGATGTTGTACTATCAGATATGGCTTTGATTTATGTATCAAATCCTAACAAAGCAATTAAAGAGATAAAGCGTGTGACTCGTAAGTATGTACTATTTTCTGAGTTGCACAGTGAGAGTTGGTATGGTAGAATGAGACTAAGATTAACTTCAGGTTACCATGCTCATAACTACAAGAAATTATTAACAAAGCATGGATTCTATAACTTAGAGTTCATTAAAATGACTGAGAAGATGTGGCCAGGGGGAAATCCTCAAAAAGATTATGGTTACTTTATTCTAGGTCAAAAATCTAAATATTAAACATGATAATACTATACACAATAATGGCGTTGCTACTCGTCATAGCAGTAGTAGAGATAATAAGACTAAGACTCACTACTAGGAACATATCAAAGAAAGCGCACTACAAGCAGAAACTAAGAGGTACAGAAAGAATGCGTTGGGATTTAGAGTTTAAAGTAGAAAAGACAAATCAAATAAGAGAAGATGTAAGAAAGGAATACGATTATATGAAATCAAGAGTAGCTACTGTGGAAGAAAGTTTAAAGACTGAAAAGGACAAAGCAGAAAAAGCTAACTTAGAAGATAAAAAGGTGATAGCAACAAAAGACGCTGAAAGACTATTAAATCAAATCAAGGCACTAGACTTAGAAGTAAATGGATGTAAACCTTGTCAGCAATATCCTGATGGACACACAGGTATAGTAGACCAAATAGCTTCAATGAGAGAGTTAGAGGGTATGTTAAGTAATTATATTAGAACACTATAATCATGGCTTGTAAAAAGAAAGGTAAAAAGAAGAAGTAACCACTTACAACTGATAAATAACTGATTATATGGAGAAAAAAGATACAAAATTCAAATCAGGAGCAGAATGGACAGGGAATGCTAGTGGTAGACCCAAAGGTTCTATAAGTATAAAAGATAAGATAAGAAAGCATTTAGAAAACAACCCAGAGAAGTTAGAAGAACTTGTTAAGTTTTACATGGAGAATGAACAACCTGTAATGCGTAAACTCTTATGGGAAATGTTAGATGGTAAACCAGAACAAACAGTAGATATGGAATTAATAGTACCTAAACCAATACTAGATGTACCAAAAGACTCAAGCGACAACAAAGATATCACAATTGAGCAAGAGGATTAGAGCAGTACAAGGTGGAACATCAGCAAGTAAGACAGTAAGTATAGTTCTATGGCTCATAGCTCTAGCACAAAGTGATAAGAAACCAACATTAACATCTATAGTTTCTGAGTCTTTTCCTCATTTAAAGAGAGGTGTTATGAGAGACTTCTTAATGATAATGCAAGAGCATGGTTACTTTGTAGACAAGAGATGGAATAAGTCAGACTATACATATACATTTGAAACAGGAAGTAAAATAGAGTTCTTTTCAGTAGACCAACCCAGTAAAGTAAGAGGACCAAGACGTGATAGACTATTCATCAACGAGGCTAACAACATACCTTATGAAGCCTTTGACCAATTAGAGGTCAGAACTAAAGACTTTATATACCTAGACTGGAATCCAACCAATGAGTTCTGGTTCTATGAAGAAGTTAAAAGTAGAGATGACACAGAGCTTATAATCCTTACATACTTAGACAATGAAGCTCTTAGTAAAGAGATTGTAGATTCTATTGAACAGCGTAAAGAGAAGAAGTCTTGGTGGAAAGTATATGGTGAAGGACAGCTAGGAGAAGTAGAGGGTAAAATATACAAAGGTTGGAATATAATAGATGAGATACCTAAACATGCCAGACTAGAACGTAGAGGTATGGACTTTGGCTATTCAAATGACCCTACAGCTTTGATAGATATCTATAAGTATGATGGTGGTTACATATTAGATGAAGTTCTTTATAGAAAAGGAATGCTGAATAAGCAAATAGCCGATACAATAAATAACCAAGAGCAAGATACACTAGTAATAGCTGACAGTGCAGAGCCTAAGAGTATTGATGAGATAAGAGGTTATGGTGTTAATATAATAGGAGCAGAGAAAGGAGCTGACTCAGTAAGAAATGGTATACAGGTAGTACAAGACCAGAAGATATCTATAACCAAAAGGTCGACTAACACAATCAAAGAGTATCGTAACTACATGTGGAAGAAAGATAAGGACGATAACTTTATAAGTCCTAATGTGCCAGAAGATATCTTCAATCACTCTATGGATGCAATAAGATATGGGCTATCTTCAGTACTCAAACAGCCGAACTTCAAGATGCCATCACAATCAGCACCAGTTAACCCTTATTATAATGAACTAGGAATATGATAATAGAAATAGATGTACCAGATAAAGGAGAGACTAACGCCTTTAAATATCAAGAGATAATAACTGCTCTTATTGGTTCTGGTGCATTTGATTTACAGAACGGTAAAGCTGTGTTACACTTTGACCAGAGTGGTACGTTCCAAGGTGTTCAATTAGACTATTGGGCTTTTAGGAGGAAGAAAAAATGAATGAAAGAAAGTTTGTATTCATAGGAGACGAGGTAGTAATGGGAAAGAATGTAAACTATCAGGAGTTTGTGTTTATTCCGAATGGAGTTACAATAGGTGATAATGTATTCATAGGACCACATGTTTGCTTTACAAATGACAAACATCCGCCATCTAAAGGTAAAGAGTGGAGACCGATAATTGTGGAGGATGATGTGATTATAGGAGCTAATGCTACAATATTACCAGGAGTCACTTTAAGAAAAGGTTGTGTTGTTGGCGCAGGTGCAGTAGTAACAAAGAACGTTAAGAGTTGTACGACTGTTGTCGGTAATCCTGCAAAACCACTTGACAACCAAATCTAACATAGTACACTTAATTTAATAATATCCTAACCCCCAAAGGGCGGAGTCTTTAACCAGACTTCGCTCTTATTTTATATAATATGCCAGATGAAACACCAGATTTAGTTACAGATACATTAATGGAACGTCTTATAGCAGAGAAGACAGCCTCAACTGAGTTACAAGAACGTAAACATGAGGATTGGAAAGATAACTATGAACTGTATCGTAATAAAATAAAGACAAATCGCTTAACACAACGTCAAGCGGTTAATATCCCGTTGATGAAAGAGACAATTAAAACTCTTCTATCTAAGATAGATGATGCACCAAACATAGAATGGCAAGAACAAGGAGGAGATGAAGACAAAGAAATACTATTCCAAGAGATGTGGGATGCTAACTTTAGAGAAAACAAACTAGAACTCACAGATGTGATAGATAAGAAGAATGTATTGCTTTATGGGATAAGTACAAAGAAACTTAATATATCTAATCAAGGAATAGATATAGACACACTCGATGTCTATGATATTACCTTTGACCCGTTGATGAATGTAGGGGATATAGAATCAGCACGGTATGTAGTCCAGCAAAACATATTTAGGACTATACAAGAGATATTAGCTGATGATAGATACACAACAGAGGGTAAGAATGAGCTAAAGAGATGGCTTGATTCAACACCAGGACTTACACAGAGTGAAGAAAATAAGAAAATCTTTGAAAAGAAGATGGAAAGGTTAGAATCTATGGGTGTAGAACATTCTGACTTTGCTTTGATTGCAGGGGGGGATAGACTTGTAAATCTTACAGAACATTACACACAAGTATGGAACTCTGATAAGAAAGAATGGGAAAGGCGAGTTGTTGTGTATGCAGATAACCAAGTAGAACTGTCTAATGATACACTTAAAGACTTAATAGGTGTTGATTTCTGGCCGTTCACAGTATGGGTAGAAGACCCTGAAACTACTGATATATACTCTGATTCAGTAGCAGACCTAGTAAGAACACCAAATAAGGTAATGAATGTATGGTTCTCACAACTTGTGGAGAACAGGACATTAAAGAACTTCCAAATGCACTGGTTCTTACCTAATCAGAACTACACACCTCAAACTTACACACCAGGACCAGGAGTTATGCTTCCAGCTCCACCAGGAGAAGATATTAATAAAGTTATAAAACCAGTAGAAGTATCAGGACTTGATGACACAATGCCAGCTATTCAAACTCTTACAAATATAGTAGAGAGGGGAACTGGCGCTACTGCTATTGAGAAAGGGGAGAGTGAAAAGGGAAGTCAAACTCTTGGAGAAATAGAGATACTTACAGGTAAGTCAGTAGAAAGGACTATTGGTATGGCTAAGTTCTATAAGATGGCTTGGTATGAGATAGCTTGGAAGTGGGCTAAACTTATGCACCAAAACAAACCAAGAGTTATAAGCCTATACAAAGTAGGACGAAGCGGTAAGTTATATTCAAAGAAAGTATACGCTTCTGACTGGGCTTCTAAAGATGGTTATGAGCCACAAGTAATATCATCTTCTGAACAAGAACAAGAGTCATTCAAGACAATTCAGAAGTTCACATTTATTCTTCAACAGTTCCCTGAAAACCAAGCTCTTAAAGAGATAGCACAAAAGAGAATGCTTGATGTTCTTAATCTGTCTCCTGAAGAGCTTAAACAGGTAGAAGAAGCTGAGACGGGGCAACCAGTACAGCAAATATTAGGTCCACAAGGAGAACAATCTCCTCAGCAACCTGATAATACTGGGCTTGTTGGAGACATACAGAACAGTTTAGCCGAATTAACAGCATAGTATGGCAAGCGAGTTCCTTAAAAAAGTAGATGCGGAACTGAAACAAAAGGTTCGTGATAAGAAACAGGACGCAAAGGATGAGATTAAGACAGGTCTCCTATCTTTTATGTTGGAGAATGTAAGTGACAAGATAGTAAGTGGATTCACAAAAGCATTAAGTTCACTAAAACTACCAACGCCCAAAGTTGAGGTAAAACCCCCTGTTGTTAATGTAACAGTACCTGACATCGTAATACCCGAAATAAAGGCACCCGAGGTCAAAATACCCCAAATAAGTGTACCTGAAGCTAAGGTTACAGTGGAACTTCCTGATATGCCTGAGATTAAGATACCTGAAATAAAAGTCCCTACACCTCAGGTAACTGTGAATGTAGAGAAACCTGACACACCAATCATTCCACCTATTGAGATACCAGAGGTAATGATGCCTGATGAAATGACTGTGAAAGGTGGGGACAGTCCTCTACCAGTTAAAATGGTGGATGATGAGGGTAAGCCTATTAGTTTCCCTAGTGGAGGTGGAAATAGTAGTAAGATAGGTAAATCAAGTATCTTGAATGCAGATGGAAGTAAAATCAATCCAGCAACAGAAGAAAAGCAAAACACTTTAATTGCTAATCAAACCAACAACACACAGAAAGTACAGATAACAGCACAAGATAGTCCATCAATAGATGCCTTTGCTCGTTGGAGAGTATCTAATCCTGAGACAATATTTGATTCAAAGCAATTATGGGATAGCGCACCTCTATTTTGGGATGATTCAGAAGTATCAGGTGGTTCTACAACATCAGTCCATTCCACAGACACAGCTTCAACTGTAATAGGTGTAGCACTCAATACAGCAGGACGTAGAGTACGGCAGACATTTATGCGGTTTAATTATCAGCCTGGGAAGAGTCAGTTAATTTTTGCAACAGGAACACTTGATAAATTAGGAGGTGAAACAGGTATCACAAGAGGGTGGGGATATTACGATGATGATAATGGAATATTCTTAAAAGACAATGAAGGAACAGTACAGTTTGTTATACGTTCTAAAGCAACAGGCAGTGTGGTAAACGACCCTGTATCTCAAGCTAGTTGGAATCTTGATACAATGGATGGAAATGGAGCTAGTGGGATTGATTTAGACTTTACCAAATCACAAATAACTATTATAGACCTTGAATGGCTTGGTGTTGGACGAGTACGAGCTGGATTCGTCATAGCAGGTATTCCTATTTATGTTCATGAGTTTAATCATTCTAATGTTCTTAGTGGAGTATATATGTCTACACCTAACTTACCGATGCGTTATGAGATAGAAAATGATGGAACTGGCGTAGCTTCAACACTTGAACATATTTGTTGTTCTGTAATGTCAGAAGGAGGATTGCAGAAGACTGGGATATTAAGACACTTTGATTCAGGTGCGGTATCAGGTTTATCGGCAGGAACTTCTTATGCTATTTTAGGCATAAAACTGAAATCAACTCATCTAGATGCATCAGTGATTATTGAAAATATATCAGCACTTGCTACTACACAGAATGACCAAGCACACTGGGATTTGATTTTAAATCCTACGGTAGCAGGAACATTTACTTATGCAGATGCTACAAATAGTGCATTACAAACAGCAACAGGAGCATCAACAAATACAATTACAAATGGGATTGATATAGATGGAGGATACTTTTCAACAGTAGCACCAACAAGTATTACGACACCAAATGCACTTAGATTAGGAGCTAAAATAGATAATACAGTAGATGAAATTGTAATTATCGTAACACCAATTACCAACAACATCACAGTCCACGCATCAATGACAATAAGAGAATTATCATAATATGGCAAACGTAGTAATAACATCAACAGCAAATAGTATTAAAGTAGATTTAGGAGTTTACAGTTCTGCTCTTGGATATGACAAAGTGACAATAAGAAAGGATAAACTTATAGATATTAAATTAAAGAATGGAGATACTTTTGTTGAGGCAGTAGTTTTACAGGATGGAAAGTGGACAGTATCATATAATACAGTGGCTAACGCACTTGTAGTTGATACAATAGACACAGAAGCACCGACAGATAATTCTGATTTATATGACAAATTAATAGCTTTAATAGCGTAAATTATTAACAATTAACAACAATTATTATGGCAAATGATGATTTAAACATAGCAAATAATGCTATCAACAACGCACGAGGGAAGATGATAAACAATGAATTTAAGCGAGACCGCTCAAACATTGTATCTTCTGTCGCTGCGGAAGTGGCAAGAATGTTTAAGCCATTCTTGAAAGAGATAAGAGAGACAGCACAAGTAGATAAATCAGATTTACTAAATGCTCTTTCTCAAATAACAGTAGAGGGAACACCGTCAAATGTGACTGTTCCTGAGATTAAAGTACCAACAATTAACGTACCAGAACCACGAGTTCATGTAACCGTACCACCTATTAGAGTACCTGATGTGGTTATGCCTGACGAGATGAACATACGGGGATTCGTAGGACTAATGGGCGTTGATTTACAAAATCCTTTACCAGTTCAGTTAAGGGATGAGAATGGTGCAATAGTTAATTTATTAGAAAACATCACAGCTATTTCAGGTGGAGGTGGCGGAGGTGGAAGTAGAGGAACTGTTAAGATTATAAATGACAGTGGAAGTCCAGTACCAATTACAGGTACACTTTCAGCTACACTTTCAGCAGATACAGGAAGTGGGGAAATAGGTGGTGAAACACTAAGAATAGTACAAGCAACAAATGCGATATCTTCTGTAAATGTAGTAGATGCTTTTGGTTCTACTTCAGCAACAGGAGTATTTAATGCAGATAACAGAGTAAGAGTATCAGTAGAAACAGGAGGTTCAGGACTTACAGACGCAGAACTTAGAGCTACATCAGTACCTGTATCACAAGTATCTGGTGCAACAGCAAGTGTTAATGTAGTAAGTACAGTAGGATTAACTGATACAGAGCTTAGAGCTTCAACATTGGATGTCAAACAAGTAAGTGGGGCATCATCAAGTGTAAATGTTCTCAGCACAGTAGGATTAACAGACACCGAGTTAAGGGCTTCTACACTAGATGTAAAACAAGTATCAGGGGCTATTTACTCTGTAGAAGTAACAAATATTATAGCTTCAACTACAGCAATTATAGGAGACAAAGCAGCAGATGAAGCAGATGGTGACTCTAATCCAATCAAGGTAGGAGGTGTAGCAAGGACAGCTAATGCTTCAGCAGTAGGAAACGGTGATAGAGTATCAGCAACATTTGATACAAGAGGAAGACAAGTAGTGTTACCTTATAATGTAAGAGATTTAAGAGCTACAGCTTATGTATCACTAGCTACTGGTACGGAAGCTACACTATTAGCAGCTTCAGCAGGAGAGTTCCACGACCTTGTATGGGTAATGGGAGCTAATCAATCAGATGCAGCTGTCTTAGTAGATATTAGAGCTGTTACAGCAGGTAATGTTTCTATGAGTCTAGAGATACCTGCAAACAGTACCGCTGGTATAGCTCCACCGATACCATACCCACAAGCAGATACAGGTAATAACTGGACTGTAGATATGGGAGATATTACAGGTACAACAGTAGATATAACGGCATTATTCACTAAAGAAGTATAATGGACTTTCAAAAAATCCTAACAAAACAAGAAGAGTATAGAAAAAAGCGAGGTAAATACTTCCAAGTTCTTAAAGGCGGCAAAAAACCTAAAAGTAGAAATGATGCGGAAGAATACAAAGATGTAGATTATACAGATATACCACCAGATATTGAAATTCATACACATGAAGGTACTGATGAAATTGGTTTTACAGTGGTAGAAAGAAAAACAGAGTTAGGAAAAGATTATGTAAAACAAACAGGTCATGGAATAGGTCGTACAAAGGATTGGCAAGAAGTAATTAAAATATAATTATGGCACTAACAGATAATTTACAAGGATACTGGGACTTAGATGAAGAGAGTGGTACACGTGCAGACAGTACTGCTAATGGTAATACTCTTCAAGATGCGAATACAGTTCTTTTTGGTACTGGAATTATTGATAATGCGGCGGATTTTGAAGAAGCTAATGATGAACGTCTCACTATTACTGATGCCGCCCAAACAGGACTAGACATAGCTGGTTCAGATATGACTGTATCAATGTGGGTTAAAATGGAGTCACAACCACCAGGAGGGAATCAAATAATGTTCCTTCAGAAGTCTCCACAATCAGGTAATGAAGGGTATGCAATAACATATCATGATACTTTAGGTCTTCGTTTTGCAATCAATAATGGTGGTAATGAGACAAAGAGTTTTACCAAAGACTTTACTAACGGCACTTGGTTTCATATTGTATGTCGTTACACACTAAGTTCAAAGGAGTTCTCCGTATGGTTTGACGGAGTAGAACAAACACCACAGACAGGGACAAAGGTAGGTGCATCTGACAACTCAGATGATTTTGTTATAGGTGCTGATGCAACTGTTTCAGCACCAACTATGGATGGACTTATAGATGAAGTGGGAATATGGGATAGTGCTTTAACTGATGAAGAAATAGGTCAATTATACAATGACGGAGACGGTTTAGCTTATCCTCTAGTTCCAGCGGCAGGAGGTAGCACTACACCAGTACCAACTTTATTAACATTAAACGTAGGTTAATATGAACAATATACTATCAAAAATCTTCAAGAAGAGAGGAATTAAAGACGTAACAGAGCTTGATAAGGAAGAAAGACAACAGTTTGAACAATGGCAAGCTGTCCTTAATAAGGAAGAAATACAGATTAAAGACATTGTAGAGTTTTGTGAGGGTGCTAAGAATATGATAGAGGCACAGTTCGGAGACATAGATATGGAAGATAGGAAGAAATCTATGTTAGCTTTACAGCATTCTATCTACCGAACATTCACAGAACTAATCCACGCACCGACAACAGAGAAGGAAAACCTAACAAGATACTTGACAGATTTATTAAAGTAATTTACACTAAAAGTAATTAAATACCCTAACCATACAAAGGCGGGAACTTCATCAAGGAGTTCTCGTCTTTTTATTAACTAAACACAAAAAATATGTCATTTGGAAATACATCAAAAGATTTTAAGATAAAAGGAGCTAACTTTGCAGGCAGTCTAAAGCCTGACCCAGTAGCTGAAAGAAAGGTCACATCAACAGCTATCGGTAATCAACCACATGCTGGTGCTGGTGATAGATTTGGTAGCCCAATAAATGGAGGCAAGGCTAAATAGCTTTACAGGGGGCGTGCATCTTACACACGCATTTTATTAGAGAACCATTAACTCATAAATATGGAAAATAATAAAGAGGAAGTAGTGCCTCAAAATCCAGCTACAGAAGAGACAGCCGAAGTAGAAACTGAGGTTGTCGTTGAGGAAACTAAGACTGAAGAAGATACAGTATCTCCTGAAGACTTAGAAGAACTCAAGAAGAAGGCTGACGTTAGTTCTCAGAACTTTGAGAGAGCTAAGAAAGCCGAAGCTCGTGTTAAAGAGCTTGAATTATCAGACACTAACGATAGTTCTTCTGAATTTGAAGATGAGGATGTTAGTAAGTTGAAAAACGATGTTACGGCTTTACAGTCAGAACTCGGACAATCTAAACTTACTAAGAAGTACCCGCAACTTGAAGAGACTTGGGAAGACTTTGAAAAGTACCACCAAGACCCTGAAAATGCAGGTATGAAACTTGAGACCGCAGCCAAAGCCTTTCTAGTAGATAAAGATTTACTAGGAACTAGGCGTAAAGGGCTTGAAAAGGCCACTGGTGGTAACAAAGCACCTCAAACAACAGGAATGTCCCTTGAAGACATAGAGAATGTTCGTAAGAACGATGGTCCTAAGTATCGTGAGATGCTTAAAAAGGGTCAGATTAAGTTCAAGGGGTAGGTCGCAGAAGACTATATAATATAAAATAATATGGCAACATTAAGTAATTTTGGTGAACAATTTGCATCTAAGGTACTCCGAAAGGTATACCAGAGTGCAGTTGTTGACGCTATTGCAAACAGAAACTACGAAGGAGACATTAAAAAGCCAGGAGATAGAGTAAACATTCTATCTTTCCTTAACGATATACTACTAAGTGACTACACAGTTGGGTCAGACATGCCGTCTGAAACAATCGTAGACCACGAAGATATACTTATCGTAGAGAAAAGAAAGAGTTACAACTTCTCTCTTGACCGATTGGAAGACCTCTTCACATACGGTGGAGATATTCCTGATGTCCTTGTTGAGAACTCTGCTAAAGTACTTGAGCGAGAAATTGATACATATGTATTGAATAAGACCGCTGAAAATGCTAAAGCAGGTTCATGGATTGGTACAAACATCATAGTAGCTGGCTCAGGTCAGACTATGGCATCTATTGCTACAACAGCAACAGGCGGAACAGTAACAATCTCAACCAACGTAGTGAATGGAGGTGGAGTATCACCTGCTGAAAACCCAGCAGATGGTCTTCTTTACATGACAGGGTTTGAAGGTTCAGACCTATTCAAAGGATTCCGACTTCGTTCAACAGCAGCCTTTGTTTCTCCTTGGTATAGAATATCAGGAGTTACAAGTTCAATCTCAGCTACTCTTACAGAGTGGGATGAGGCAACAGGAGGTTCTGACTTTGCAGAAGGAGACACACTACGTGGACTCTTCGGTGGAGACGGTATTTCATTCCCTAAATATGGAGATGGAAATGCTAAATTGACAACAATGGCAAGTCTTGGATGGGAGATTCAAGCAGCAATCGCAACAGCGGTTACAGCTTCTACTATCTATGACCAAACAACTCTTCTATCAGAAGCGTTGGATGAAAACGAAGTTCCAACGGAATCTCGTAAAATCACACTACCGCCATCAGGTATCACTATGCTTCGTCAAGCTAGTGAACTACAACCTACAGGAATTGCTGAGATTTTCTCAGGTACAGTTCTAAATGGTCGTGTAATGCGACTTGGTGGGTTTGATGTTCACTCAGCAGCAGGTTCAAGAGTATCTACTAGAACAGGTCGCTCAACAGCGGCAGGATTTGGTGGAGACCTTGCACTAACGGCAGGAGTAACAGGTTACCAGATTCCAGCAAACCAAATCGGTTTCGTTACATTTGCAGACAAATGGAGTGAGTCCCGAGTTGTAGATGCTGAAAAGCAATTTGCTAAACTATATCAAGGACTATTCCTCTACGGAGCGAAAGTACCTGATTTAGCAAGGAAGCTTGGAGCTATGCTCTTTGGTAGTTTTTAGTAGCTAATTAGCTCGTTCGTAGTCGGACATTTCTCCTTTCGCAGAATGCCTGACTACACGAAAGGGAGCGAGCATACCCTTATGTTTATAAAACTAAAAAGACTGTTCTTTAAAATTTTACGGAAGAACCCAGCTAAGATGCCTATGGTTCAATACTGGAAACATACTAATGCTGTACAAGCAAAAGTAATGGAAATAGATGGTGTTACAGTGATGCAAATGGATGGAGAACCCCATATATTCCCTGGATTCCCTCGTGGTTGGCTCTTATATGGTCAATTATCTAAACTAAAGCATGAAATAAAGAATCAGATATTTAACGATAACTGGTCTAATTTAGAGACAAATGAACCATTTAATGTGTGTAAACCACTAGAAAACATCTATGAATTGATGAAAGATACTGAATATGACAGGCTACCTGCTAGTAAAATGGTTAAGTCTGTAAGAGAGATACATAGAGCGTGGACTAAGATAGGTACACACCTACAATTAAGGGACTTAATATGTTTTATCTTACAAGAAGATGACTCTTATCGTTTTAGACTTCAATGGCTAGCTTCATACTTCCCTATTCTTAAGTTTTTTAACCCAGCAAAGGCGTTTACAAAAGCACTACCTTGGTTAGAACATGGAGAAATAATAGGAGATATGAAAGAAAGGCAGAGGTTATTTCGTAGGATTATAACCACACTACTTGAAGATGAGAGTGTCAGACAGCAGTTTAATGCACTTTTTAGAGAGATAAGATGGCGAAGAGTTAAATTAAGTAAAGCAGATAAGTACTTCTTTAGAGGTAAATACTACAAAGTAGACTTAGATAAGTTTGATTACTAATGAAGACTACAAGAAATACAAAAGTTTGTAAGAAATGTGGAGTAGAGATACCAAAAGGTATATTTTGCAGGTTTCATCAAGAGAGAAAAGTTATTGAAAATAATATATGGCATCAACAGAAATAAAAGCATTAAGTTTCATATCAGGAGAGAGTTCATCCCCTGACTTATCAGATGGTGGTTTCTCACCAGACTCATTTGGTATAAACTTATCCAAGACAAAAGGGATGCTTTATTTCACAGAGAGTCCAACAGAAAGAGCTGGTGTGACTCTCACAGGTAATATAGTAGCCTCTTGCGTAGACCCTGCACTTACAGGTAATGATGCTTATTATATAGCAGATGATGGTTCTTTCTATACATATAATGGAACTACATTTACTGATAAAAGAGCTGCCGCAGCAAACTATACTTATCAACTTGGTTCAACAGATATGATTCCTTTTAATGATGGAAACTTCTACTTCACCTCAAAGACAACAATAGGGCAGTTTGATAACAATATGGGAACTGTTACAGAAGATTGGTGGAGTGGATTAGATTCATCATATCGTCATCCTGTAGAAGTGGTGGAAAAGAAGCTCTTTGTAGGAGATAAAAACCTAATTCTTTACTATGATGGCACAACTTCAGGTACAGCGTTTACCCTACCAGCAGGACAGAATATAACCTCATTACGAAAACACCCTAATGGTACTTCCCTGCTCGCCTTTACAGGTGGTACAGCAGACTTCTCACACACTAGAAATGGTGCAGGGAAAGTGTATTACTGTGACCCTACTTTACAAGGAGCATCAGTAGATGGGTGGAGTAGAGAAGTAGAGCTAGAGGCACAGGTGGAGGGTACAAGGAATGTAGGAGGTACTATATTTGTAACTTGGGGTAAGAATGTAGGTATATTTGATGGTAATGGACTAACTCCCTTAAATAAGGTATTAGAAACATCAGGTACTACTTACTCACAAAGTATGACTAATATGGAGGATATCTTTGTTATAAGAGATGGTCGGTTGGTTCTATGTTATGGGAATCTAGGTAATGGAAATGCTTGGTGGAAACTACACAGAGAAGCAGTAGATGATATAAACAATCTTCATTATAAAGGAGATAATGTTCTTTTAATGGCAACAGATAATGACGACTTAAATGAAATAGACTTAGATACTGCTGGTACAAATGGACAGTTTAGAACTAATAGAATGACTTATAATAGTGAGGTAGAGGTTAAAAGATTTGATTTAATACATGATGAAACTACTATAAGTACAGTTGCTACTTTTTCTGAAGTAAAATTAGATGGCTCAACAAATATAATAGAGAGTAAAGAATACTCAACAGCTACACACTTTACACGCTTCCCCTCAGATATTAAATCAAATATGTTTCAGTTTGGAATAAATCCATCATCAGGAGCAATAGGATATAAATATATAAGAATAGGATATGACCCAATCAAATAACATAGCACCAGAAGTACCAAATGAAAACCACATTCTTAACATAGAAGGGTTTATAGAGACCTTTACAGAAGCACCCACTTATACACCAAAGAAACTCTCACAACAGGTCGTCTTAGTGAGAGCAGGGGGAAGCACATCAGCTTACTTCTATGACACACTTAATACACAATGGAATCAGGTAACCTTAACTTCAATATAATATGTTAGTCACATCAAATGATATAAAAAATGACGTAATAGTAAAACTAGGTATCACAACTACCACAGCTTTTTATACTGACGCAATCTTAGATGATTGGATTCAACAAGCAGAGAGATGGGCTACTGCTTATAGGAAATGGCCTTTCTCAGAGGGTAAACAAGAAACTACTTATACCTCAGCTAATGAGGAATGGAACTTTGAAGGAATTAAAGCAGACTCTATACGAATACTACAAATAGGAGGTAAGAGATTTGAAAAGGTTACTTTTGAAGACTATCAAATATTTAAAGAAGAGGAAGCATCAGGAACAGATAAAATCTTCTCTGACTTTGGTAGAACTGTATATATAAATCCTAACACAGACGCATCAGGTACTCTTACAACTTGGGGTCAATTCCCACCTGTAGCTATTGATATGACTGAGCTTACTTCAACAACAATCTTCTCTAATGGAGATGAGGAGGGTAATACCGCTATTGTGGAAGAGGTGCTTTCGTATGCTAATACAAGAGAAAAGAAAGAAGACGTAGCAAACTTCCATCATGACAGAGCAACACAGATACTAGACGGAGTATTTAAGAATTACCTTGATGAACAATTTAACTATAAGACATACAAGACTAGAGGAGGTATGTTTAAAAGAGTTAATGTGGTTCATGGAGATATACAAGATGCCCTTATAAAACGTAATCAATTCTAATATGCCACAACAACATCAAGTACAAGCAGGAGATACAGTTTCAGCAATAGCAAAGCGTTTTAATGTACGCCCTGAAGATGTTTCTGGTTTTCGCTCAAATGACCCTAATGTAATCTTCCCAGGGGAAACTTTAAATATTCAACAGCAAACACTAGCACCAGAGGGTACACCACAAGCTCCACAGCAAGGACAAGTGGTAGATGGTTCAGCTCTACAACCAGCACAAGGTCAAAACGTAGTAGCTCCAACCCCTGAACTTCCTGCATCAGTAGAACAAACAGCACAGATACAACCTGCACAGCCCCCAGTGGATGCAGGAGCGGGTGCAATAACAGAAACTATTAAACAGTCAGGGGAGCAGGCAGAAGCCCCTACAGTGGCTGTTACGCCTGAAACTCCCATATCTCCAATACAAGACCTTGCAGACCAGACTTTTGAACAAGCTGCGGCAAGTGCAGAGAGCTTCTTTACACCATCAGGAGCAGAAATATCACCAGAGGGAGAACTTGTAAACCCACCAGAAGAACAACTAGACCAAGCTCTAGGTCAGTTTGGTATCTCAGGAGAAGCAGTAGGTCAAGGTTTTCAAACTAACCCATTTGGTACTATTTCAGATATAGTACAACAAGTAATGCAGATGACAGGACTTCCTGATACTAGAGAACAAGTAACCAGTACAGCAAATGAAATTGAAGACTTAGAGAATGAAAGAGATAGACAAATAGCAGATATACAAGATGACCCATTCTCATCAGTGTCTTCTAAACGACAAAGAGCTCAAAATGTAAGTGATACTTTTGATAAAAGAATAAATGCAAGAGTAAACAAACTCACACTTCTACAATCAGGGCAAGAAACAGCAAGACGGCAAGCACAATTCGCAGCTACAACTGCTATTAACTTATTTGGACAACAGCAAGAGTTCCAAGCAGATGAGGTAGAAAGGATATTAGATAGAGAAGAGAAGCAGTTAGAGGCGGAAAGGGGACTAGGAAAAGAAAAACTGGAAAGCCAATTATTACAAGAAAGAATTACGAGTGAACGATTAAGTCAAGCTAAAACGAAAGCACAAACCGCAGGAATTATTGCAGATACAAGTGGTATATCAACTGAAGCATCAGGACAATTTGCAGGTATTATAGATGCAGCGTCTAACCTTGTAGGAGCAGAAAGGGGAAAGACAAGTAGGCGTGCTATAACAAAAGCTGTTGCTGATGGAGATTATGCAACCGCATATGCGGAAGTTGCTAATAATGTTGAAGCATCACTTACTGGCACAGTAAAAACTCGTTTTGCTAATTCAAGAAATGATATACAAGTAATGGCGGGTATGCGTAATACTATTGAACAATATGCAGCAGAGGGAGGGGATATGAGTTTATTGAGAGGTAAAACAGAAGAAATAGAGCGTAAACTAGGAATACTTGCTGAAGACCCTAAAGCAACAGCAATAGCGGTACAATTACAAAGAGAATTCCAAACATATAGGAATATAATGACAGGAGCAGCCTTTACACCAGCAGAATCACGAGAATACGCATCTGTAAACCCACGAAGTACAGCAAGTATAGAACTTAACTTAGCTACAATAGACGGAGCATTAAATCAACTTGAGAATAGAATTACAGGGACAGTAAACGCTAGAATACCAACAGCCTCTAAACTTTTTGATGTTGTTACAGGTGAAGCACAGTTAGACTTAGACCCAGCAACAGCACCAGTAGGAACTATGTTAAATATGGGTGGGTCGGTATATAGAAAGATAGGAGAAGATGAATATGAGTTAATACAATAATATTATGGCAACATTTACACTAGCACAATTACAAGAACAACATGGAGAGGTAAAACCCAAAAAGGTCTTTTCTTTGGAAGACATACAGCAACAACAAACCCAACAAACACAAGGTAATCAGTTTGAATTAGGTGAAAGGTCTACCGAGGGTCTTAGTGGTGTAGGTAAGTTTGTACTTGGTGCAACAGGTGGTAGAAAAATAGCAGAGGGATTAGGACAGGCTATTGCAGCCCCAGGAATTCAAAGAACTTTGGCTAAAGAGCAAGAAGAAACATTTGCAATGCAACAAAAAGGATTAGAACTTATACGAGCTAAAAGAGCAAGGGGGGAAGATACATCACGATTAGAGAAAGCCTTAGAGGGAAGTAGAGAATTAACAGCATTTTTAGCAGGTTCACAACAAGACTTTGGAGAATCACTTGTCACTGGTAAAGAGATAGCTGGTTCAGCATTACGGTTAGGAACATTCGCAGCAGGTGGAACTCTTGGAAAGTTTGCAACGAAAGCATTTGCACTTGGTAAAGCTACAACCTTTGCAGGCGGTGCATTGCGAGGTGCGGGGGCTGGAGCAGCTACTGGTGGAGTATTTGGAGGTGCTACAGGTGCTGGTGTAGCCCTAGAGGAGGGCAAGGGTACAGGAGACGTTCTTAAATCAGCAGGATTAGGGGCTGGCTTAGGTGTTGCCACAGGAGGGGTATTGGGGGCATTAACAGGTGGAGTTTCTGGTGTAGTACAAAGCAGAAGAACAATACGAGAAGAAGCAGAGAGATTATTAAGAACAAAGCCAGACGTGACAGTTGTGAAAGAAAAGTTATCAGCACAAGGACAGGTAGTAAAGGACAAGGTAGCAAGAGAAGCGATTAAACAAGGGGTGGATGAGGGAGTAGTAGCAACAGTTAAAAATTCATCTAGAGCAGATAAATTAAAGATGAACCAGATGGTAGATATATTAGAAAAAGGGAAAAAAGACCCTACCTTTGGTGCGGTAAATAGACCAAGTGATGTAATTGGCGACTCTGTGCTGGAAAGATTTAAAGTAGTAAGCACAGCAAATAAAACAGCAAGTAAACAGCTTGACCAAGTAGCTAAGAATCTTAAAGGTCAGCCAGTTGATATAACCGAATCGGTACAAGGATTCATAGATGATTTAGATAATTTAGGAGTAAAATTTAGAAACGGGAAACCTTCCTTTGAAGGTTCAAGAATAGAAGGGTTAACAGAACCACAAAATATAATAAATACCATAGTCAAAAGAATGTCTGGTGTATCTGACGATGCTTTTGATGTGCATAACCTTAAAGGATTTATTGATGAACAAGTAACATTTGGTAAAACAAGTGGGGGTCTTACTGGTAAAACCGAATCCATACTAAAAGGATTAAGAAAAGCATTAGATGGAACACTTGATGAGAATTTTACACAATACAATAAAGTAAATACAACATTCTCTACAACAAAAAATGCTATGGATAATTTCATAAAGGCGGCAGGTTCTAACTTTGATGCTACAGCTCCCAATGCAGAGGCACAGATAGGAACACTAACAAGGCGTATATTAAGTAACGCACAATCGAGAATTACAGTACTAAACTCAATGAATAAACTTCAAGAGGTTGCTAAAGCGCAAGGTGGTAAATTCTCAGACGACATAATATCTCAAACAGTATTTGTAGATGACTTAGAAAGAATATTTGGCCCACAAGCTAAAACAGGTCTAGCTTCAGAGGTGGCTAAAGGCGTGCAACAAGCAAGAGGTGTTACTGGTAAGTTAAAATCAGCACAAGGAATAGGAGATATTGTATTACAAACAAGTGCTGAAGCGATAGAGAAAGCACGAAATATAAACCCAGAAGGGCTTGTAAAATCTATAAGAGCTTTACTCAAATAGACTGACAATAAAAGCAATACAAAATATCGCAAAATGTATTACAAAATAACTGACAATTAGAAAAATTAGAATATTAAACATACCCACACCATACCACACCACCCAAACTAATCAACACATACCTGTTCATAACTACTTTATAATTACTTTATCAAAATTTTATCTTTAATTTATATAATATGAAAGAACACTATTCAAAAAACGAAACAAACTTAATGTTTCAATCAATGAATGATAAATTAGATAATTTAAAGGCTATTGCCGAAGATAATTTAGAGCAAGCAAAACTTACAAACGGCAGAGTAAATAAAGTAGAAAGAAGGCAGTATGGTTTTACTGTTGGTTTAACTGTCATTGTGGTAATCCTACTTCCATTGCTTGTCTGGGCCTTAAACACTATTGTAGATTTGAAAAGTAATGGTGCGATTGATACAGAAAAAGTAGTATCTCAATTAAGAGAAGATTATATTATAACAATAAAGTAATATGGCTAAAAAAACACTCATAATAGAAAGAAGACCTAAAAAGACTATGACGATTTCAGAGAAGCCGACGATTATCTTTAAAAAGAAATCTAAGACTAAGTTTAGATGGCGAGGTGCATTTGCGTAATATGAAAGAACTTTTCAAAATATTAATAGTCAAATATAACTTCTCAACTCCAGCAGGAGAGAGATTGTATTTTGTTGCTAAAGGTTGGCTTGGTAAAGATGCCTCACCCTCTGATGTAGCTCCTGATGAGTATGGATGTGCTGAGAGTGTGAACAATATAGTATTTACCACCTTTAATGAAGAAGTAGGAGGAGATGTATCAACTTATAGAATGTACAAAGCCTTAAAGGAGAACAAAAAGTTTGCCAAAGTTACTAAACCTTTAAGAGGAGATATAATCATCTCTCCTACAGGCTATGGAGGCACTCAGGAGGTCAAGAATGGTCACGTTGGTATAATGAGTGACAATGGTGTTATAATGTCCAACAAGAGCCAAAATGGGCTATTTAGCGTACATTACACACTGGATAGCTGGAAAGAAAGGTATCAGGTAAGAGGTAAGTATCCTATACATTTTTATAGGAGAATATTTAAGTCGTAAATTATTAGTTAATAATAAATAATATGCAACAATTACTTAAATCACGTACAGTAAAATTAGCAATTATTCAGGCAATAGGAGGTATAGCAATAGCAGTATTCACAGATTTAGATATGATAGGTTACGTTGGAATAGTAAAATCTCTAGTGGACATCTCACTTAGAATGGTTACTACAAAGCCAATAGCAGAGAAATAAAAAGTTCCGCCTAAGTTAATATGGCGGAAAAATAGATTATTAAACATTAAGTTGTTCAAACAATTTGATGTGTTAATAGTCCATACTAATGAAGAGAGCCTCCTAGGGGCTTTTTTCAGTTATACCTATTGACAAATATTTGATATATGATAAAGTGTACTAGCAATCTACTAAACGATTGACTATGCCCCAGAAGTGGGAAGTATAAACTAACCCTTATAAGTAAATGAAACCCGTGTAAAAGCGGGTTTCTTTGTTTATAAAATAAAGCCACCGATGTTTTGGTGGCTACCTGAAGCTGTAAAGTCCCTTAATACAGCTCAAGGATTTAACTACTTGAACGATACCTACTCATTCTACTTTCTGCTTGTCTGTGCCTGTGCATATCCCAATGTCGTGTAAAATTAAGATACCTACAAGGATAGACAATAAAGAAGAAGTAAAACACTGCTACTGCTTTTATTACGGTTATCATCATAACCTCCTTTTTGTTTACATCTTTCTTTGAAAAGATAGAAACTTGCAAGTTTATATACATTTAATCAAAATTACCTTGACCTAAGCAGTTACATTTTTGTCTTAGTTTTTGCTCCTTAGCTATACCGTCTAATATACTGGCACAACCATCACAATAGTCTATCACTAAAGTAATACCTTTTATTGTGCCGTTTGCTACCCTCCTTAAATAGTGTTTTTGTAGGATTTTTGGTCTGAACCATACACCATTAAAGTTTACTTTTCCACATTTTAAACACTTCTGTACAGTTTTCATTTCTATTCTCCTATAAATTGTAAAGAACTATAAATAACACCCTCAAAGTAGCAGTCAACCGCTTTCTTGTGAAGTTATCACAGCTTCGTAGGACGCTTATGTCGGTCGCTTTCACTTATGCTAGACTTCTGCACTCCTCCACTGCTTCACGATGTACACCTGCGGTGAGGGACTTTCGTCCACTGCTACTTAGAAAGAACTATTACTCTTATAATGCCATATGATTTAGGTGGGTCAAGTTATTGGTGTTGTTGCCCATTTAATAATATCTTTACATTGTTCAATATTACTTTCTCCAATATGTATCTCTCGCCCAAAGTGTCTTTTCATATCTTTATAAACTTTTTTTCTGTGTGCGTGTCCATTCCTCCAGATAGGGTCTATTGAAGCGTGTGCTTTCATTCTCCATCCCCTAAGCTCTTTATTTGCCATAGTCCCTAAAGCTCTCTTAGTATTCTGATGACACCCCACATACGCATCACAGTTTTGACACCAGTAGCACATATAAGATTTACCGTAATTTCTACCATAGCGTTCTTTATTTTCGCACCATCTTGCTTCTTTTTTACAATAAGGACATATCATATTCATTTACATTTATCTGTTAAAGTACAATAAGCCCACCAATACTCCTCACTGTCTTGTTCGTACTTACTATAATATTTAGGTCTGTCTTTAAGGTAAAGTCTTGTCAAACTCTCTGAACACGTCCCTGAAACCGAGCACCCACTCCATCTACCAGACTCTTCTATTTGTAACTCCCATACTTCTGGTCTTTCGTAAGCCACCGCTGTCTTGTTTTCTAATAAAATCCCTACAAAAGCTAAGACTAATACTGCAATAGTAATAAATATCATTGTGAGTATTATTGCTATGATTGTTTGGGAGCGGGGGGGTTTCATAATGTTTTAATAATTAGGTACGCCAGACTGGTAAGTTTTGTTTCTTCATCTCCTCGTACTTCTCTTTGAGTCTAAGTAAAGGTGGATACACCTCATCTACTCCTACACCTGAGTCCCTCCACGCTTTAAAATGCTCGCTGTCTGGGAACTCATAACCATTCTGCATAAAAGAGTCTTGGCATTTATCTATAAAGGATTGTGTCTTTGTCTTATTCTCGTAAATATCAGCCATAGAGACCGTTACTTCCTTTCTGTTACCTCTGTCATCTAACTCCCATTTAGTGCTGTTAGTAGCCCATTTTAGCCCATTCCGAGCGTCTGAGTAGTCTTTATAGACACCAGGAAGGTGCTGGTAGAAGAAATACTGCTTTATAGCACCCTCTATAAATCCTATCTTCTCTGAATTAGCCCTCTCATCTATTGTGATGTAAGCATTTTTACCAGCGTGTTTATCCTTTAAATATATTCTCTGATTTTCTGTCAGTTCTGGTATTCCTTGACTTGATATTTTTGTGCGTGTTTTCATATCCCAGTTACAGAATTACGACAACTATTACAAATATTCCAACAACAATCTAATTCTGTTATTTCCTCTAAACATTCCATACAATAGTTTTTTTGCTCTGCTTTCATATTAGTATTGGTTAAAAGGCATCTTCACTCAAGGGATTATCCTCTGCACTTACTTCAGGAGTTTCTTTTTCGCCAAAAGGATTTTCCCCTGTGTAAAGGGCTTCGAGGTTTATCTTCTTATCTTCATACGCTTTTGCTATTTCACTTGATAACTCTGTGTGTGGATTTGGCATTACTGCATACTTAGTTTCAAGGTCTGCACCTGTCTTTGTGATAGAGATGTCATATCCTTTAGGGTCTCCCCATTTCTCATTCTTCACAAGAGCCATAATTGCTTGCTGTATTGTTGCCTGTGTTACTTCATATATCTGTACTGCTTTTTCTTCATAATTCCATACAGGGAAAGCCCAGAAGTGCTTTGGTTTGAATTGTCCGTTATCTAGCTTTGCGTCTTCAGGTGTCTCTGTGAATACTTCTTTTTGTCTTACTGGTTTCTTGTCTTTAGTCCAGTATTGCCACCCTACTATTGCACTGCCTAACACTCTAAAAGTGTTCTCGCCATCTTGTAGCTTTGTGTAGTTGCTGTTGCTTTTTGGTACTTCGTAGTCTTTGTTTAAAAATGTCATATTATTTATTGGTTAATGTTAATTATATTTTTGTACATACTCAAGAATGGTACTCTCCACCCGTAAACTCTGAATGTATAAACCTCTTCTACTTTAATATCTCTGTAAAAGTCTGATGAGTTCCACTTCCAGTACCATAGACTATCTGTGTTTTCTAGGACTTCTTCCTCACAGAAAATAAGATATTTACTTGAATCGCTTTTTACTATCCTCTCTTTCTCTGAAACTGTACATTCAACTTCACTATCGGTCATATAAGCATACATAGGTGACAGTGAGAACAGTCCTAATACTACAACTACTATGACTAAAATGATTATATATTTCATATTATTTTAAATTAAACCTACTCTCCTGATAAATTGGGTCTGGGAGCTTCACTACTGGACATTCCCTGCCAAAAGGGAACTCCACACCCTCATCTCCACATAACCATTCTACAAATTGTGTATCTTTATCCATAATCCTTAATTTAAGCTAGTAATTGTTCGTGTAAAACATCATCATAACCACAATGGTCAATCTCTTGTCCTCTCTGCCGACCTTTAATCTTCTTATACTGTTCTCCCGCTATCTTTCTTCTTATGAAGTTTGGTATGGTCTGTAAGACCTCCCATAGCTCCTGTGTAGACTCTCCCCAGCCATCTGACATATCTAATTGATTAACTATGTCCTTTTGAACTCTTTTAAGGTGGGGTATATCCATAGATTGTAAGTCCCTCTTGAATGTGTTAGTGTTGTAGTACATATGAGTTTTTTGGTTAAGTCCCGTTAGTAGCGGGATTTTGCTGTTAATTTAAACACTCCTCGTATAAATCTATTTCCATAATGTTTTTATTTATTTTAATAAATCTACCATCTGATTTATGTGGATACTTATATTTAATAAGATTCCTGCCATAAAACATAGTAAATAAAATGTTAGTTTTTCCATATTATCTTAAAATTAAAGCCCAATAAAAGAAGATGTTGATTATGGCTATCACGACAATCCAGCCAAGTATAGTGTTTATTCTATCCCTCCTAAGTAACCTTTTAAGCCTGAGTTCATAGTTCTTTTCTTTGTACCATCTGCTGTGTGATGTGTAGTTCATATTCTTTATTTCTTTAATGCTGGTAAATGTTAGTTGACTTCTTTTAATTCCACAATTACTAACTTCAAATCATCTTTATCTTTTGCAATATACTCTTTGACTACTTCTATTCCATACTTATCATTATTCTGAAGTATTGCTCTTGGTAAAATGTTGCCTTCTTCGTCTTTGATTGTTACGTATTTCATACCCTTTTAATGTTATCTGTTAAATTTAATCCCACCCATTTTGTTGTAGAGACGTTTGGTTTTTATATTCACTGTCTTTCAATAAATATTGGGGCAGGAATTTTATATGACATTACTTGCGATAACTTAAGCTGTTTACTTTTCAGTAAGACCGAAGTGTCGTCGTTGTAATGTCGCATACATCTCTACAAGAAGATGGGGAGGATATTTGGTTGTCAAACTACTTAATAATAATTCCTCTTGGTACATCTTTTAATCTTTTGATGTAACCTGCTTCAACAAGTTTTTTAATTCTGTAACTTGCGACACTCACTGACTTCAACTTGAACTTCTTGCAAATCTCATCCAAGCTCGGCATATATCCATTTTTACTATTAAAGTCTTTTAGATATTGTAGAGTCTGGTGTTGCGGTTTTGTTAATGGTTTTCTCATATTGTAAGTATATAGTATCTAATTAGTTTGTAAAGGGGTGGGGTGTTGATAACTTTCTACGGCTGTATTAAAGGAGTTTTTGCTGTTTGATAGCTTTCAATCTCGCCTCTGTTATCTCTACATATTCTTTTTCTCTTTCAATCCCTATGTAATCTCTGCCTGTGTTTTTAGCAGCAATAAGTGTTGTGCCTGAACCTGCAAAGGGGTCTAGTACAATCCCCCCTGTTGGTGTCTTAGTTAGTGTAGATAGGTATTCCATAAGTGCTAGGGGTTTAACTGTTGGGTGATGGTTCTTCAATGAACGTACTACATTATGTTTATTTCCCTTTTCAAAATCTATATTCCCTCTTTTAAGTTCCGCCTTAGCTTGATTACCTTGTGCAATTAACTTCTCCTCCAACCCCTCACACCCTGCATTCCTTTCACTCTTGCTTGCTTTTGCACAGTAGAAGAAGCGAGATGCACCGCCTTTGTCTTTAAAACCACCAGTTGCTTGTCCTTCAAATTGTAAAACCCCCATTTTGCCTTTTGATTTTGCACCAGTACCACCTGAACTATAACTCTCCCCACTCTGCTCATCTAACATCTTACCTGCTTCTTCGTCTAGGATTATGTTTGCTGGGAAGCGACCAGTGGGGTTATAATCTTCTGGTGGTCTATTATCTGGTTGGTATATTCCATTTTTAGCAGAATTTCTTACAACTGATTTTGGATATTTAGCGTGTTGATTTTTCCCTTTGCTTTCTTTTTCATCATCTTCATTTTGAAATCCAACCCTCCCCCCATCTATATTCAACCCTGCCACACCATACTTAATCGCATTGTTAGCATAAGTTCCGTCATTAGGTTTTACTGCTACTAAGATAGGTTCATATGCTGGCTTTAGCCCATGTGATTTCCATCCGTTCCAGCTTCGTGTTTCTTGTGCAAGGAATTGTTGGCAAATAGCACAAGGTTCTGGATTGAGTTGTTGCTCGGATTGTGGTCTATGTGATGTACCACCTCCGTTCTCGTCAGCAACCTCTTTAGATGTTGAGCCATTACCAGTCTGTGTTGCATTATGTAGCCGTCCTTTCTCGCCATCGCTAGATATTCCTTTGGACATCTTTGATATATCACTCCCTTGTAATTTCCCTTTGGTCTTTTCAAGGTTATTCCCCCCTTCCAAAATCCGTTCTTTTCTCCCCTTACCGCTTTCTTTGGGTTCTTCCCTTTGCATTGTGCCGTGTATACTTTGTTCCGACAGCTCCGACTGCAAAACTTCCCCTTGTTTATCTTTAGGGTTGATGGTCTGCGATACATCTTGTTCGGACACAGGTCGCACTTCACGTTCGGCTTTCTGTTTGGCTTCATACAGTTCCATATTACCACAAGTGCATTTCTTCAACAACTGTTTGTGTATGTCTGTTGCTTTAGGAAATCCACTGCCGTATAGATACATAATCGTATCCTTTAACTCAAACCCAGCGTCTTCTACATTCACAGCCATTCTATGTTGTGTCCTGCTTCCTGCAAAGATTAGAGCTGTACCGCCTGGCTTTAAAACTCTTAAACACTCTTTCCAAAGCTCTACTTGAGGTACATCATAATCCCAATGTTTACCCATAAAAGAAAGTCCGTAAGGTGGGTCTGTTATTATTGTGTCTATTGAGTTATCTTCAAAAGTTTTAAGAACTTCTAAACTGTCTCCTTGATATATTTTATTTGTTTCCATACTACTAATTATATACGATATACTTTCTATGTAAACCCCACAGTGTTGATAACCTCAAACTATGATACAATACCCCCAGTCGCTCATTACACAACTACATATTCTTTTCCAATCCCCCTACTCTTAGGGGTTTTGGTTTGTCCCCCCTATCAGATAAGAGGGAAGTGTGGTAGACTGTAATAGCAACGTGATACGGTACCCAATATACTACAAGCAAACACCACTCACTGTAACAGGTGGGTGTTGTTGTTTTGAAAAGCTTGACAAATAAACCTAGATAGATTAGTATATAGAGATGCACAAACTCGAAAAACTAATTATATATTTAATTACAAGCAGGGAGTTGTGTATCAGGGTTTTTTTCGAGACCCGTGCAGTACACAGCTCCCTTTTTGTCGGTAAATTATTATGTCTAAGCAAAGAGTAGTAAATGATAGTTTTTGGACAGACCCTTATGTTGAGGATTTAGACCCATCTGAAAAATTACTATTTATATATCTTCTAACCAACCCACTATGCAATGTGGCAGGTATTTATGAGATAAAAATTAAACGTATAGCCTATGAAACAGGCTTTGATAAGGAGATGGTGGAGAAGATTTTAGGTCGGTTTGAAAAAGATGACAAACTTATGAAGAAAGACGACTGGTTAATCGTAGTCAATTTTGCAAAAAACCAAGCAAATAACCCAAATATCCTAAAAGGAATGCAAAGAATTATAGGAGAATTACCTGATAAAATAAAGGCTTTGAAAGGCTTTGAAAGGCTACCCCACTTTACTTTACTTAACTTAACCTTACCTAACTTAACTAAACCTAACGGAAGTCCTTCTAAAAAAACCTCTAATATTAGTTTTACAGCCGACGATATGAAACTAGTAGATTTAATGGTTGCGTTAATTCAGAGGAATAACCCCGATTGGCAGATGAAAGGAAATCGTGATACTTGGGCTGAGCATATAGATAAACTTCATAGGATAGATGGTCGTACCTATGAGCAGATAGAGTTTATGATTAAATGGACACAGCAGGATAGTTTCTGGTCGCAGAATATTTTATCAACAGCTAAGCTCCGAGAAAAGTTTAATAGTTTGATACCTAAACTAAAAAAGATTAAAACAGGTCGTCAAGCAACAGAAGTAATATTTTAATTATGAAGAATTTATATTTCAAAGCACAAATAAACTTTAACGGAGAAAGTATACCAATTACAACACCAGAAGACTTGGAAAAAGCTCTTTATCTTTTCCAGTCAAAGAAAGATGGTTTCATAGGTGGTCGTCCTATTCGTGGGGTAGACATCATCACAGTCAAAGAAGATTGGAATAGAGAACTTGGAGTAGCACCAGATTGGAAACTAGACGGAGAAGACCACGCTATCCTTGCAAGAAATGGAGCTAAAGACAGATACGCAGGAATTATTGGAAAATATACAAGGCGAGTAGAGTTTCTAATTGGAAATGGAATGATTAACTTAGTAGGAAAAAAAGCTGATATACCACAATTAGATAATCCTATAAATAAAGAATTGACTGATGGTGTTGAAAGCGTAGCCAATAAAATGAAAATATGAGTAAGAAGAAAAAGAAAAACTACGAAATAATAGGGGATGGCGAGATTTGTAAATGTGGTAAACCTATGCAAAGAAGAGAAAAAATAAGAGTAACAGATAAGATGAAAAGTGGAGCTTACTATTACAAAGAATACGACTACTGCGTTCCCTGTAAAAGAATTGTGCTGTATGACCACCACAAAGTAATGAACTCTAAAGGACATCTATATGAAGAAATAAATCGGCAGAATGACTTTATTAAAAGTATTTAAAAGCATAGATTAGCCACAGCATTAAAGCTAAAGTAAATATGAAAGAAATGATAGAAATGAAAAAGAAAGGTTATACATACCAACAAATAGGTGATGTATTTGGAATGAGTCGTCAAGCAGTACACCAAAAGATTTCTTTGGTAATAGATAAACCAAAACAGAAACCAGATATTCATAAAAGGTTAATAAATGCGATAAATGAAATAAGAAGATACTCTTTTAATAACTAACTTACCAACATTATGAAAATAGAAAAACTAGAACAAACAATAGAAAAATATAACAAGGAAGCACAGAGTAAATTCATTCTAGGTTATTTTAGACAGCCAGACAAAGAAGACAACGGAGACAACGCTTTTAGGTATTAAGAGTTATCAACAGAGGTAGTCTAGACACACACACCAGCTCGTTGTAAAATTAAATAAAGGTCTAACATATTTATTAGTCTAGACAATTAAAACAATATGGAAGAAGATACAATACAAGGTACAGAGGAGGAAACACAAGAAGAACTTGAAGCCAGTAGTGAAGATGGAGAACTAGAAGTAGCAAAAGACAAAGGAGAGGAGGTGGCAGAATAGTTTTTAGAGATTAGGGTTGTATCCCATAGATGAAAGTCTGCTGTTGCAATCCTATTCTTTGAACATTATGGAACTAAAAACATACAAAACAAAACGCCAACACATAATCATCTTAAGAGATGAAGGGTGGAGTATTAACGCCTTACACATGAAGTACCCTGAAATGGATGTAAAAGAAATCTTAATAGAAGAAGGAATACCCACACCTAAAGTAACAGTAACCTCAAGAAGTATTCACATAGCAGAAGTAGTACAAAATCTTGACTTAGACGGAGATATAATAAAGCCACCAAAGTCATATGAACTTCTTTTAAAGGAAGCCAATAAGAGAAGTAAGAGAATGAATAAGATAGCTAATTTATGAAAAGAACACCACTCAGAAGAAAAGGTAAATCAAACGTCTCACAGCTTAGAAATAAGTGTGATAAGTTACTTCAGGAGGAGGGCAAGAGACGTTACAGGAAATGTGAGGTATGCGATAACCCTATATCTTGCTTGCATCACTTTTTTCCTAAGAGTACATCTTCAAGACTTAGATATGATTGGGGTAATTTAATACCTATCTGTAATGGGTGTCATATGCGACACCACCAAGCAGGCGACCCAAGTATTCACGCCAAGATTATATTAAACAGAGGGCAGAACTGGTACGACCAGCTAGATAGAACACGCCACGAAATCATAAGAGTTAATAAAGGATATTACGAGGAGATTTTAGAAGAACTGGAAAATGAACTACTATAAATTTATAAAAGAAACAATAAAGATAATGTTAATGCTTGGGATAGGTATTTTAGTGGGTCAGGCAATTTTTGTTACATATAACTGGAATAACTACCAGATGAACAGACACATCACTTGTAACACCTCACAGGAAGCCCCAGAACGCCTCAGAAACGATTTAAATAGTAAAGATGAACTTAGGGGCTACGAGGGAGATGCACCGCTAATAGAGGTAGAAATAGACGAAGACTGGGTTAATCATAAAGCGACTTTTTAGGGGGTATTATAAGGTAACTAATATAATGATAGTAAAAACAGAAAATAAATGGAGAGTGATATCAAACACAGGTTCAGGTAAGAACTTTGGTACTTATAATACTGAATTAGAAGCACAAGCAAGACAAAGACAAATAGATTTCTTTACTAATAGTGCGGGGATAAAAGTTAGAACCAAAAGAGGGCTTGTTTAAAAGGTTATTTGGGAGGGAATAGTTACTAACACCCTATCCCTTGACAATGACACCCTATAGCTTATAATAGAAGTATTACTAGATAAGCAATATTGTTATGGAACTAACAACCAAGTGCGAACTATGTGATTATCAGGCCTCATTTTACCGCGATATAAAAGACAGGCCATTGCAGGGATGTAAGAATGAGGAATGTCTATTATTCGGGGAAAGATTTGTTATAGGAAGTCCACTACCTAAAGTTTTAAAAGTAAATTAAATATGAAACCATACATAACCCACAAAGGAATGAAAATAGAAGTAGAAATACTAGAAGAAAAAACCTCTTATGGTCGTAAGAGATACTTAATCAAACCAACCACAGGAGAAGGCACAGCAGTCGTAGAGAACCTCAAGGGGGTTTAGTTCATTGATGGGGGTAAGAGAGGTATAAAATGGTTCTGTATCTTATAGGGTGTGGCATCCTTAGAAGCGAAATTGCTAAAAT